AAATGGAGAGTAAGTTACAATGAGTTGGAAAAATATATTGAAAAATGATTTTATAAGTCATGGAAAAAGAAAGGATTTTAAAAGTAAAGTTGCTTTTCCAAATACAAGTTACAGTGGGCTTAGAAGTTATATTGTTGATGATAAGGAAGTATTAGCACAAGTTTATTCAAGTAAGGAAGATGTTCTGTCATCAGATATAAGAACGAGTAATTTGAGGGATTTCTTAGAACAAAATGGCGGATTTTCTATTCAACAATTAGAACCTGCCGCCACAAAAGAAGATGGAACAGTTTTTGATTGGTATATTGTTTTAGAAAGAAAAGATTGAGAAGGAGAGATTACAATGAGTTGGATGAATATTTTGAAATCTCCTACTTGGTATATGGGTAGTAATCCATATAAACCAAGAAAGGACAAACAATTTCAATACTTGTCAGATTTAACGCCTGAATGGGATGATAAATTAACATGGGAATCTAATGATAAAAAGGCAAGGGGTGAAGCAGTTTATCATCAAGACGAAAATCCAAGTAACTATTTTTGGGATATTCATGTGTTTACTATTAAAGATAATATACAAAATAAAGGCAAGGCAAGAGAATATCTTAAGGAGTTTATTGAGGAATTGCATTCATTGGAAGACACGAATGTATTACCAACCGTGTCTAAAATACAACCCCATACATCAGGGTTTTGGGAAAAAATGAAATTAGAGGGGTTAATACAATGAGTTGGAAAGAAATATTAAAAGTTGATTTAAGAGAAGCAAGAATGTTAGGTAGGAAACACGCACCTGAAGAAATGAGTGAAGGCAAATTAAAGATTACTATTGAAAGTGCTTTAACTAACGGAATATTAATGATGAGTAAAAGTGATTTATACAAACTAAGAAGGAATCAATTTCCTGATAATCAATTAGTTAGCGTGATTCAACATTATGGAGGATATAAGGGTCTTCCAAGTAGCCTTAGAATAAAAATTCACGATGTAGTAGTTAAGCCACAAAAAAATCGAGATAGAGGGGATGTGGCTAATACTTTGTTCGATGACGCTTATCCCGAAGAAGATGCAATTATTACAATTGAATATAGTGCAGGGTCAATTAAAAATGAAAAATTTAGTTTTGCATTACCGCCTTTAACAAGAAATCTTAGCGGCTCTAGTGCTTTATCTAATTTAAGACGACCTAAAACAAAACGGGTCGAAGGTGGTTGGAAGCAAAGAAGAAATGCAGACCAACATACGGCATTTGACAGAAGAGAAGATGTCTAAGGAGAGAGTTCAATGAATTGGCAAGATGTATTAAAAAGTGAAACTGAACAAGATTGCTCTTATTGTGGTATTAGTCCTAATGAGAAAGAGGTTCACCATACAGCCTGTGAAGGAGGATGTGGTAAGAAGATTTGTGATTCTTGTCGTATGAAGTTATTAGGAAAAAAGTGGACGATTGTGGATTATGAACCGGACAATGATAATTCGGATTTGGGAGATTCTTGTAAGGAATGTTTTGATGCCGGAAGACACCCTCTTGGAAGATTAACCCCTGCCGAGTCTAATGAAGCACTGTTCTATGAAGTTGGAGATAAATAAGATGAGTTGGCAATCTGTTTTGAAAGCACCTAGACCGTCAAAAAATATGACCGAAGGTGTAAAAAAAATATATGTCTTATTAACTACTGATGACAAAAAGAAATTGACAGCATTATTAGAAAAATATATGAAAGAAAATGGGGATAATCACTTCAAGCGAACCGCTAACCAATTAAGGTCAAAACTGAGATATGTTGCTTTCCCTAGTTTTTTTAGAGACCCTCCAATATCAATAGATAATATCCATGAAGGAAAAGATATGTTTAGGCCTAAAGGTAAAGATGGAAAGCAACCATCCGTTAAACAATTAAGAGAAGACCCTTACTATAAGTCTCCACAAATGGTTCATACTGAAAAATATATAGATAGATTAGATATGTTATTAGATATTTATGAAAAAAATTTTTATAGAACTAAACCGATGTTGACAAAGTTAGTAAAACAAGGAGATTTTGATGATGTTCTTAGATACATGAAAGGTGAAGTTGATTTTGATGCAGTAGAATATATAAAAAATGAAAATCTTATTCTGAAACCTAGAGGTAAAAACAAGAAGTTAACAAAGGATGAAAAGGAACAAAGGAATAGAGATATTTCAAAACTTTTCAAAGATAGAGACATTCAAAAAACCTTAACTAATAAATACAAAGATAATCCTGAAACTTTAGGCTATTCATTAAGTGATGATTTAATAGTAGTTATGCCGTTATCCGCAGGTGTTACGGAAGAAACTTTCGATACAGAAGTAAAGGCTATATTAAACGGGTTTACTAAAAAACCAGTATTACTACCTGTTGAATATAGGGGTAATAATCAGACTGAAACTGAAGATGTACCTGAAGATGTACCTGAAGATGAGAAAGGAAGTATTGACGCACAAAAAGAAAAGGATGCAGATAAACCAAAACAGAAAACAAAAAGTCGAGAAGGGTTTTATTTATATGACAAAAAAATATCTATTAAAACTTCATCTCCCGAAGTAATAGGATTGACTAAATTTGCTCCTTTTTTGAGTATTGAGGAAATAGATTCATTAGCAGGTTCAAAAATCCATAAAGGAAAAATTGAAAGAACTCAATTAGCAAAAATATTAGGAAAAAAAGATTTTAATTCTCTTAAAATGAAACCTAAAACTACTACGGACAAGAGCGCAAAAATAATTAGAGATAAAAAAGATGACAATATAGATATTTCTGACATTGATGATAAGTTAGCAAAAATTTATTTTGAAAATGTAATGAATAATGTTAGAAAAGCAGACCGACCTAAGTTTTTATTCGGAACTAAAAAAGACTTCTTTGAAAATGTAAAAGTATCTGCCTTCCAAAGTGCTTTAGCCATTTACTTTAGGTATGATTCCGATAATGTAGGCGGAAGATTAGATGATATGATAATAACTAATAAAGTAACTGTGAGTGAAGGCACTCTTTTACATAAATTAAAAATGTTGTTGATTATCGAAAGTGACGGTCAAAGACAAAGTGATTTTAATGAAGCAAAAAATAGTTTTTCTGAAACTACTAGCACACAATGGGAACAACTGTTATCGAATTTCAAGAGTGTTTGTAAAATTGTAGTGAAACAGGGTCAAAGGAGTGTAACGGGATGGCGAACATGGTTAACTAGACTTTCTGAGATTAGAACTTCTGATAATGCTACTGATGAAGAAGTTGATTTGTTAAACGCCTATGAGAATGTGCTTAAAGACATGGAAGATATGCCAACCATTTCTTTAAATGTTAAATATACATTATTGACTAGCGATACAAGAACCAAACTTTTAGATATAGTTGAAAATATAGATGATTATAAAAAGTCTGAATTTAATTCTACTATACAGAATATTTCTACTAGATTGAGCCTAAGGGAAATGAAACGTTTTTTGGAGGAACGCGAAGATTTCCAAGATATGTTAGAAACAATGATACCCTCTAAGACTGTTGATTTTGTTCCTGAAACAACAGAAGGTGCGGTGGGTAATTTCTATATTAGTGGAACGGACGGTTCTATGGATGATAGTAAAACTAATTCTATCGCTATCTTTAAAGATAGATATATGAATGAAGAAAAAACTCAAGATAATCAAAATGACGAACCTATAACGTTAGATTCCTTGCCTAAAGAAGAACAATATAAATTAAATAAGGAATATCAAAGATTGTTAAAATTTAGTAGGAATATAGATGAATTGATAGACCCTCCTAATGTAGAATTAAGAACAATGTATGATGAAATAGACAGTAATAAAAATAGAGAAATTGATGAAAGTGAAACGGACAGGGCAGATGTTAAAAAAATTAAAGAGGTATTATTGAAACGTTTTGATAGCATCAAACGAAAAATATTAGATGAGATTAAAGTTTCTATGGTAACTGTTTCCAAAGAGAAAACTATTTCTAAGCCAAAGACAACAAAAGGTAAAACTCAAGGTTTCAAACCATTAGAATGGTTAAACAGTAAGGGGCTGTAATTATGGATATTGATAAATCGTATGAATTATTTAAGGTATATATTGAAAAAGGCCGTTCTAGGTTAGAACTTAATATAGAGAAACACATAGAAGAAAATGAAAAGGATGTTACTGATGACGGTTTAGATGATAGAATGGATGAAATATTAAATATAATTTTTTCCGAACCTTCTCATTTGCATAAATATATGACTGAAAATAAATCTTTCATGTTATCCGACCCTTCTGATATGTTAGGAGAAGGGTCTTCAAAATCTAAAAAACAGGCTTTTAGAGTTTGGTTGAGAGGAAAAGCAAGTAATCTGTTTGTTGGCTTTCCAACAGAAGTGTTAGATTTTCCAAAAAAAATTAATGTTATGGAAAATTACGCATTAGAGCAAATATTAGGTGAAGCGTTTGAGTCAGAATTAAACTCTAATTTTAGAGGGGATATTTCAGTCTTAGTTGAAAGAAGCGGAGTAAACGTAGAAAAAATAGATGAAATGCTTGCAAACTTTTCGGATAGAAATTCTAGAGAAACTTTAACGGTTAAGAGAGTTTTTATTGATAAGACTCATTCATTGAATAATTTAAGATTGAAAAGTGGTGTTAGTTTAGACCCCGAAACTATTGACAATTTCATACAGTATATTGATAGTCTGAATAAAAAAGGCCTGTCTTCTGTATTAGAGCCAGTATTTGAAATACTTAGAAGTTATGATGAGGAAGGAACGGCTAAAAAAATTATATTGTCTGCACCTAGTATAACAGGTAAACTAGACCTTAGAAGTTTAAAAAATAGAAAGGCAATATATTCATATTGGTCGGGTGTTAATAAAGACTACGAAGACTTTCAAACTAAGTATTCTGATTTTATTAATGCTGTTGAGAAAGTTGACGAAGAGGCTCTTACGTCCGAATTAAAGGATATTGTAGGAGAGTTAAAATTATTTAAAAATGAGATAAACTCTAATAATATTAAAACCAATTTAAATTATATAACTAGATTTAAAAAAATGCAAGTGAAGGGATATATGAAATCAAAAGTTCACGTTAAATTATTTGTAGAACTTTTGAAAAATAAAAATATAGTAAGATTTTTGGGTGATGGTGAAGATAAAGTGGAGACGGATTCCCCTATTGCAGTAACAACTTATGATAAAGAAGGAAGTCAAAGTGGTAAAACCGCAGAAGTTACTATGCAAGAAGAAGTAGATGCCGCTTCGATATCGGAAGTAAAGCAATTAGAACAAATATTAACTAATTTTCAAAACACTGTTGCTGTTGACCCTATATACTATCGTGCTTTTACTGATAGAGGCAATTCAGAAGCGTTTAAAAATACGCCAATTTTTGAAAACCAACTTAAAAGAATGAAAAAATTATTATTAATTCAAGGAGCAAAATTTGATGTTAATTATAATACTAGAATAGCAATGGATTCTAAAATATTAGAATATTTTGAAGAACTTAAAGACTTGGCTTCTGTTACTGATTCAATGACCGAATTTTATTTACCGCTATCTTCCACAACAAAGTCGGATTTAGTTATTGATAATAAAGAAGATGATTCATCTAATAATGAACTAAATGGAGAAGATATAGACAACAAAAGTAAAAGGATTTCAAGTTTCCTAAATACTTTTTCTAAAATATACAATGAAAGTGTCTCGCCTACTGCAACTAAATACGGCAAAGAGTCTTCATTAGATATGGGTGCTAAAGATATTCAAGGAATTAATAGGAAAAAGCGGTTAGAAAATGTAGGCACATTAAATGTTAAAGAATATCGTTCAGAATTAATTAACGCAGAAAACGAACTAGATGAATTGCTAAATGCTATTATAGATTTTTTCGTAGTGCCTGTTTACAACCAATATGTTCCTTTTGATGATGAAATTGCTTTTACTATAAATGAAAAAAGCATTAAAACCTTTAAATCATTAGCGGGAGGTTCTAGTAAAAATAATTCATTTACACGAATATTAGATTTAGAAAGACAGTTAGGTTACGCTATGATTTCTGCTGAAGATTTGAGAGAAATCACTGACTTTGTTAATTTAGTTAATTCTTCTCTAAAGGATGTTAATTTTGCTAACTTGAAAAAAGAATTTAAACAAATTAGTTCTTTAGTAAAAGAGATGTTACTCGTTAAAGGTGAAGGCGTTATTGTTGATGAAATAAATACCGAGTTTGGTTCATTTTTATATGAAACTTTAGAAAACAATAATTTAGTAAACGAGTGGTTTGAATATCATAAAGAAACTTCTAATATAAACGGTTATTATCCTAATTCTTCTAGTAATAAAACTCCTAAAGACTGGTACGAAGAATTTAATCCCAGAGTAAACTATCCTTTCAAACAACTCGTTAATGTAATTCTTAGACAAGACGCTAGTTTAACCTCAACCTCAGTTGGTAAAAAAAAGATAGGTAGTCAAAAGGGAATAACTGCATTCAAAACTGCGATACAGGATATGAAAGTTTTGCGTAGCGAAGATGAATTAAAAATATTAGATGCACATGATAGCATCAGAAAAATGATGGGTAAGCCCGTATATTATAATACTTCTAAAACACATAATTTCGACCATGTAAATGCTACAATTGAGATACTAAAAAAGGATTTTAATATTGATGTTTCAGCGCATGAGATACATTCGATAGTGAATGAAGTTAATTCTATGCACGACATAAGTATAAAACATGGTGTTCCAAAAGAAGGCGTGTATTTCATAAAGGCTAATTTTAGGTGATTTTTTGGAGTTAAATGAATTAGATTTCGTAACCCAAATGGATATGGAATTATCTAAAACTTCCTTTCCATATTTTTTTCAAAATGTTTTAGGTATGATGTATCCTGAATATATGCAAGAATGGTTAGACTCTATGAATACTACTGATAGAACAGTTATAATTTGTAGTAGAGACCACGGCAAATCTGTATTTATGCACAGTTGGGTAGTATGGAATTTAGTATTCCAAGAGCCTCCTTTTCAGATGCTATACATTTCTTCTAACCAAAAGCAGACTTTAGTTCATATGAGAGAAATAGATAGATATTTCAACTTACCCGCATTAAAACAATTTAGACCTAGCAGGGGTTGGGCTATTGGTAATATTCAATTAACAAACGGCAATGCAATTTTAGAGCGTTCCGTAGGTTCTCAGATTAGAGGACTACATCCTCAAGAAATTATTATTGACGACCCTTTGAAAGAGTTCAGTATAGTTGGTATAGAGAAAGTTACTGATTGGTTTTTCGGAGATATGATACCGACACTACATCACACTTCTAAATTGAGAATGATTGGCACTCCTTTTACCTATACAGATATATTTGCACAGTTAGAAGAGAATGATGCCTATACTGTAAACAGATACCCTTGTCTTAATTCTTTAAATGAACCTCTTTGGCCGGAGAGATGGAATTATGAAGCACTGATGCAAAGAAAGGCAGAAATCGGTTCTCTAAAATTTACAAGAGAATATCTTTGTGTTCCAATTTCCACAGGAACAGCACTTTTCAATCCTGAATTTGTAACTAAATGTAAAAATAAAGAATATGTATTAAAATTGGGACATAGAAAAGACAAGGGATACAAATATTACGTTGGTGTTGACCCTGCTATCTCTACCGATGGAGATTATAATGTAATTACTGTTTTAGAAGTTGATGAAAATATGAATAAAACAATTGTTCATGTGGATAGAGCCAAGAATGTTGAGTTTAGAGAAAATATAGATAAAATTAGATTGATAGGTAAAATATTTGAACCCGAAGAAATTCTATATGAAACAAATACGTTTGCTAAGGCATTTACTCAAGAGTTAAGAAATGTTTCAGATTTGAATGTAACTGATTTCAACACAACAAGAAAGAGAAAACAGGAAATAATTCTTAACCTACAAATGAACATAGAAAATGGAAAAATTAACTTTCCCTATGGCGACAACTCTAGTAAAAAATTAACCAATATGTTGATAGAAGAATTGTCAATGTTTTCTATTACTCATTCAGGAAAGTTTGAAGGCGTAGGCGCACACGATGACTTAGTAATGAGTTTGGCATTAGCCAATGCCGCCACGCAAAATTCACAAGATGTATTTATGTTATTAGATGATATGGGATTATTCAATGCTCCCACAACTACGAATAACTCTTTAGGCGGTATGTTAGGACTGAACTTCTAGAGGCAAGTAGCGGAGGTGAGAGTATTAGTGAAAAAGGAGACAAATTAAGAGAACTCGGACACCTTGCCGATGAAGAAGAATCCCTAGAAGAACAACAAAAAAGAATAACCGAAGATTTGAAGAGAAGTTGGTTAGTTGATTCTACTATATCAGACCACACTCAATTGGAAAAAACATTTGCTAAAGAGTTTGATTTATCTTTAACAGATGCAAGAAAACATCTTGAATATAAACTTAAAAAATATGAAGTCGAAGGAACAGATATCCCTAAGATGATTAAAAAAATGCGTAAGTATAGAAGAACTCTGAAAGGAGAAGATAGAATACAAATGTCAAAATCAATTGATAATTTAATTGACGGTTACGCTAATCATTTAGAAAATAGTATTGATAATATTTATTGGTTAAGTAAATATAAATCTCAAGTACAAGATATGACTTGTAGCGAAGACCAACTAATCAAACTATCATATGTTGATGATGAAAATACAAGAAGAAAAATAATAGATGTTTTGTGTAAATATTGGGAAGCAAAAATAGATAAAAATGAAATCGGTTATAATAGTAATTTTGCTAAACTATCCAAAGAGATGACATCTTCTAAGAGAGAGTTTAAACATCTAATTAAAAAACACCTGAAATCAATTAATAAAAAAGAAATTATTAAACACAACATTGTTTCTTTAGTTAGCGAAGAATCAGGAATTTCAGCAAGGCAAATACATGAAAGACTACCTAAGAATTTATTTCATAAAACTACTCCAAGTATAATTTCCAAGATGGCTATATCTTGCAATGTTACTAATGTCAATGGTGCTTTCTATAAGTTTAGTGATGATATTAAAAAAGATATTTATGCTTATACTGCGGCTTTCATAGATTCGGATGGCTATATTACTATGGATAAAAAGTTCAATCCAAGAGTAGGTTTGGTAGCAACAGGAGAAAGAGGAAAGGCGTTTATGTTAGAGATGCATAAATCATTAGGTTGCGGTAGATTACATTTAGACCAAAAATCTCCGCAAGACACTAGACCTGTTAACAGATTAAATTTTTATTCCCATGATGATGTAGTCGAATTATTAACTAAATGTAGGCCACATTTTAGAATGAAAGGGAAAAACGCAGATATATTATTGGAGTTATTACGAATGAAAAAATCCTATAAAAAAGCAGATTGGTATGATGAAAGAAAAACTGAATTATTTCAATTAATGAAATATGAAAATCATAAAGACCATGTTGGTTATGATTTTTCTAAGGATGGTATTGATATTACTACTGTTTTTAAATTACACGATAAGTGTAAAATGTTTGAGATGGATAAATTAGAAGGAGTGATTGCTTAATGGTAGAAGAGAAAAGAAAATTTTCATTTAGTAATCTATTTAGAAATACTACACCTAAACCTGCTGATAGAACGGTTTACAATTTAGGAATACAAGAAAGAGATAATTCCTATATGTTAACTAGTCCTATTATTTATCATATAGTGCAACAGTCAACTATTGTTAGGACTTGTATTACCCAACTTAAACAAGAGGTTTTCAGAAGAGGGTATTTGTGGGAGGAAAAATTTGCATTAAAATGTAATTCTTGTGGAAAAGAACATACTAATCCCGTCCTACAATGCACAGATTGTGAATCTACTGATTTAGTTAAACCGGATTCAAAACAATTAGTGTATGCTAAAAACTTTTTAGAAGGATATGTAAATAATGCAGACCAAATGTTCATAGATGTATTGAAAGAATTAGAAGATGATTTGAATATAATGGATGATGCTTACTTAGTTACAGTAAAGGAATATTATTTAGACAATAATTCTAAGGTTAGAATGCATCGAATAAAAGAAGTGTTTAGAGGCGACCCTGTTACTATGCACATTTATTCTAATGAACTTGGCGAAAGAGGAAAAGGGGGTTATGTTTGTCTGCGCCATAGAGACAGAATACATGAACATCCGAGTGAAACTTGTGAGACCTGTAATTCAGAATTGTATCCTGTTCATTATGTTAATCGTGTTAACGGAGAAGAACAATATTTCATCAAAGGGGAAGTAGTTCACTTTAGCAAATATTCCCCTTCTAGATTATATGGTATGTCTCCTATTCTTACTTTGTGGAATAATGTTACTACATTAATTGCAATGGATAATTATGTTAACTCATCATATACTAAGGCAAGAATGCCGAAGGGATTGTTGGCTGTTCAGACAAGAAATATGGAGTCAATGAAATCGTTTTGGCGAGGTGTTAAAGAAAAGATGGAACAAGACCCTCACTTTATTCCGGTAATGGGAATTGAATCGGAAACCGGAAAGGGTTCTGTTGAATGGGTTAGATTCATGGATAGCCTAAAAGAAATGGAATATGTTGCAGTAAAAGATGATTTACGAGATAGAATTTCTGCCTTTTATGGTGTAAGTAAAGTGTTTATGAATGACGCTTCTGCGGGCGGTGGATTAAATAACGAAGGTATGCAAATACTTGTTACTAATCGCGCAGTAGAGATGGCTCAAACGACTTGGAATAATTATGTGTTTCCCTTTATTACTAATCAATTTGGTATTACAGATTGGGAATTAAAACTTCCACCTTCGGAAGAAGAAGATGAAATTGCTAAATTAAGACTAAGAGAAATGGAAGTTAATATTGCAGGGGCAATAAAGAACTTAGGATTTGAAGTAAAGATGGATTCAGAAGGCAGGTTTACTTATGATAAACCTATGGAAGAAAAAGAAAAACAACAGGGTAAAGAAGATGAGTTTGAACTTGACCCTTACGCAGGTACGGATATTGATGCTAGTCAGTTAGGTCAAATGATGGCGGAAGGAAATAAACCGACAATGGCCGAAGCGGGTGTTCCCGAAAAAGTTAAATCAGAACCACCTAAAAAAAGAAACAAGCCTAGTATGTTTAATGCTCCCGATAAAAGATTTTCAGGATTACCAAAGGATGCAGGGAATCAAAATAATGACAAAAGAACAGAAAGGAGAGTTGGTTAAATGACATGGTTTGAAGCCTTAAAGTTTGAACCATCTTTTTCATATCCAAAATGGATAGATTATGGTAATAGAAAAAAAAGTGTTTTAGAATACACAAAAAAACTATTAGACTTTGGGGCAAGTTGGAATAACATAAGAAACAAACTTAGTAAATATAATGTTGAAGATGAGTTCGATTGGGTTAAACAGGAATTAAGTGATTAAGATGAGTTGGTTTGAGATAGTTAAAAGAAAAAATACGGCAAGAAAAAAAATAAGTCTGAATAGAAGGGTAAATGGTAGTCCGGTTTCCTTTACTAATGAAAGGCAAAAAACCAAAGAACGAAGAGAGTTACAAGATATGGTTAATTCTTCAGGAAAAGAACAACCACGAAATGTAATGAATCAGAAAGATAGAGAAGAGACTACCCAAGAAGAAAGAAATCAATATGAAAAACACTTAGAAGATATGCAAGATGAAATGAGGAGAGATTAAAATGAGTTGGAAAAATATAGTCAAGGAAGCAGAATGCAGAATAGATGTTTGTAAAGCCAGTAAATGTAAACATAATAAAAATATGAAATGCACATTACCTAACGTAAACATTAGTAATAACGGAAGTTGTTTAATGTATACTGAAAACCCTGCTAGTCCTTCATTTACAGGTATTACTCCCCCAAGAACTGGAGGGCATAAGTCTTTCATAGCAAGAGCAAAGAAAAATCTAGATGAAGAAAAGAGAAACAGGTGATTAATATGAGTGAAGAAAAAAGTGTAAGACAATTAGAAAGAGAATTGAAGCAAGCGAGAATTAAAGAAGGTGCGGAACAAAGGAGTAATGTCAACATTAGTAGAGACTATGCAGTTGTTGGTGTAGACCCTAGCACTACGTTAAAAAATAAAACAGACGATGCACCTAGTAATATTCCTGATGTTATGATAACACCTAAAAGAAAGAATATGCGTAGTGAAAATATACCATTCTAAGGAAGTTAGATTATGTCGTTCATGGATATTTTAAAAAAAGATATTGTGAAAGCAAGAAAAAATCCGTGGAGTAAGATATTAAAGGTTCTATCTAAAAATAGAAAGGAAATTCATACAGTTTCTATTAACAGCATATCAAATCTAGAACGTGAGTTTTTAAAATTAAAAAAGGAATTAGAAACAACTAATACTCCTATTGAACATGATATAATATTTGATGGTAATTTTAAAGGGTCAAGCGGCACAACTGAAATCTATGCTGTAAAAAGAAAAAGTGGAAAAGTTAAGACCCAAAATAAGAATTTGGAAGAGGTATCCGAAGTTCAGTTACTTCCTACCGGACAAAGTGATGATTTGACTACATTGAATAATTTAAAAACTGCTTTAGAGAACCTTAAAAGTAAATACAATGAGGAAAAATATCCTAAAGTGCATGAATTACTTTTTAGTGATGATAGCCCTTTTACGAAAATACAAAAAAATCTTGATTCACCACTAGCAACCAAAACCGAAGAAATAGCATCACAACTTAAAGACATACTATTAAGAGGTAATGTTAATCAAAATGACGAAGATGAAGTTAAATTAATTAACAGTTTATCTAGCGAAATTAATGATTTTTTTAAAGGTAGAAAACGTATTGCTGCTGAGTTGCGTAATCTATTGGTAGATGAGGGAGCGTCCTTTTCAAAAGTGGGCGGGTGGTTAAATCAATTTAAGATATATAATAATAAAAACTCAAGAGAGATTATGAATGATATATTTGATACCCTTGATATAGATTTTGATGATGATATTAAAACTAATTTAAGCAGTGTTAAATTAATAGGTTATTTAAATATGGATTATCCTACTAAAATTGATAATGTTAAACAAATAATGGACTTGTATTTTAGAGGGGGAAACCCTACTATTAGTCAAGATGGAGAGGTAGTTAATGACCCTGCCGCAGATAATAGTGAACTCGAAACAGAAATTAGTAAAATTTTAAACAGACAAAACTCGGTTCTTTATAGAACTATTGCTTTAGATATAATGGAAAAAATTATTATGTTAGAAAATGAAATAACTGAAATGGCTAAGGATTTAGATGGCGAAACACAAAACACTATTTCACAATTTGACATTGCTCTAGTGAAAGCAAAGGAGTATCACGAAATATTACATTTTATAAAAATTATATTAGAAACTAAAGGTATAGTTTTACCAAATTCAGTAGTAAAAGAATATAATCAAACTAGACAAGACATTGATAATTTGAAGCCTTACATGAAAGATGATGTAAGTTTAGGCTCTTTATTTAGTAATACTTTTTCTATTAAAGGACAAGAAATATCGGTAAGGGATTTTAAAGATTATTTAACTAGTATTGATATTCCAGAATCAAGTTCTGATAGTGAAGAACAAGAAGAAAGTAGTGAACTTGCAGATGATTTTGAACGACAAATTGAACTAACCAAAGCAAGAGGCAGACTTAAAAAAACTTATAATACTATATTTAAAGAATTAGAGAAAAAATTAACTATTGGAGGATTGCCTTCATTTAAATTACCACTTAATAGTGTAAAAGATAAAGATGGAACATCATTAGCAAGTGTAAAGGATAAAGATGGTAAGAGCAAATTAGTAGATAGGAAAGTTATTCAACCAGTAGAATACGGTTATCTTTTAAAGCCGCATACTTCTAGAGAAAGAACGGAAGAGAATATGGGGGTAATTGAAAGAAATAGACTAACTCGTTTAAGAGACGAAAGAAAAGGAACTGAAAAGTTATGGATAGATTTTAAATTGAAGTTTAAACTAAATAAAGAAAACGAAACTTCCTTGCCTAAGTTTGATGAAAATGATACTTCTAAAATTAATGATTCTGAAATACTAAATTATGTGTTATTGAAAAGTAATTTTTTAAATAAATTAGTAAGACAGACATCAGATTTAGATAAACAAAAATGGGCGGTTCTTACTTTAAGGAACGTAAATACTGTTAGAAGAGACCTCAATAAGATTAGCAACGAAATTACAACCCTTGAGAAAGAGGTGGATGCCTTCTTTAGTAAGAACATAGATGCACCTAAAGGGAATGATATTACAGACACAGATGAATCTGAATATGAAAACCCTGAGTATAATGACCGTAATCAGTTGAAATAAAGAAACTTCATAAACTAGAGATAAGAACGGATAGACAAGGTGGTTGAGTATGAGTTGGAAAGAAATACTTAAATCATCTTCAATTTTAGAAAAAGTTGATACTAAACAAAAAAAGAAACTTAAGAAACTTCTTCAAAAAACTCAACCTACTGAATACATGGGGCAAGAGATGACTCATCTTTCAGACCTGTTAGATGAGATGAAAAAATTAGACTTAATTAAGTCTGATAAAAGACTACAAAAAAAGTTTGAGAGTTTCGATGAAAAGAATTTAGACATAGTTTCTTCGGCAGCAGAACTTAGAAAAGATTACGAAACTTTGTATCGGCAAATACGAGACTTAGTTTATCCAAAGAGTAAGGGGGATTTAGAATGAGTTGGGAAGATATATTAAAAAGAGATTTTACTAAAAAACCTAATGGCGTTAGAATTGACAAAGACGGATTTACTGATAATTATAAAGAAGTAGCAATGAATATGAGAATCCCATTTGCGCGTAAATTACATGAGTCTTTAAAACGAACCAGTCCCTATGAAAGTACTTATCAAACAAAACTAGGTAAAGAACTAGAAGATATTGCACAAGCAATGTCTAAATTAGGGATAAACATTACGTTTGCTAAATTAATAGATGAAAAATATAACTTTGAAGATAATCCTGATGGTGATGGCCTATACGAACACGATGTAAAGGGCGGTGTCGCTACAAAAGTAAAATACAAAGGTATTGAGAAGATTCTGTATTTTGTTATCTATTCAGAAGGTGCATATACAGAAATGGGAGATAAGCCGATATTTAGGATTCCTAGAGTTTTAGAAGATGAAGAAGTATTTACTGATACTGTTTTAGAATCTTTAAAAATAGGAGAAGGGTCATCTAAAGACCCTAGCGGAAATGATGACGAAGACGATAGAGAGAGATATGCAAATTGGTATTATTCTCTCAGTAGGAGAGAGAGAGAGGAAATGGCAGATGAAGGATTTTATCCCCCTCCTAGTATGTACGGGCGAGAAAAATATGGTAAAGACCTTAAAGGAGAGATTTAGAATGACAAAATACGACCAAAGAACAATTCAAACATTAAAAACAGTTATAGGAACTATAAGCACTATGGAAATTCCTTTGGCTTTTAGAGTGAAACTTAGAAAAATTATAGATGATTTAAAAGAGGCCGTTGATGAGATGGTGAGTAAGAGATGAGTAGAAAAAAAGAGTTAGAAAGTTTAATACATAAAGAGTTAACCAAGTATATTAGGGGGCTACAAGAAAATGAGTGATGATAACGAAATGTTAATGCTATTAAAAGAATTAGTGAATAAGGTGAAACACTTGGAGGAAGCAGTTTATCACAAAGATAACCTACTTATGAAATCAGGATTAGTTGTGGTTAATTCCCCTTCTCCTAGAATGGATAGTAATAATATTCCAATGGATAATACTATCAAAAAGAGTATGGCTTGGGAAGACATACACGAATTAGTAACTACAATGGAGAGATAAATATGAGTTGGGAAAAAATAATTAAAAAAGAAAGTGGAAAAACTATTGAACAATTTAGAGATTTGTTTGAGCCAATGGTGGAGACGTATTTGAATGATAATATATTTGATGAAAATGATTATACAGAAGAAAAAATGAAAGAATTACAGGATGAGATTAATCGTGGAGATGCATTGGCAGGTCTCGGTAAATATATTGATATTTACTTAAGTCTTGACCCTGATGATAAAGAAGGCGGTTATTATGTTGATGTTGAGGTTTCAGGAAAATACGATGCATTCGGTATGCAATTTGATTTAAAAGGAAACATGAGGAGGTTGTAAAATGCCGGAAAAAGTAACAAGAGAAGAAAAATTACTAGAACTAGCAATCGCTAAAGCAAAGGAAGTATTACAAGAGGCTAATGTAAACAATATGGAACTAGATGAACCATTAACAGGTGAAGAAGTTAAAGTGAAAAGACCTAAGAAAAACCCCTCAGAAGTACCTTTACCAAAGACTAGTAATATTGAAGGAAAGGAAAAGAAAGATTCTAACTGAGTGAGGTAGTATGCCGCAAACAGGACTTCTATTTGAAAAAAAAAGGACTCCTTTAACTAAAAGGGTTTTAGATTTTTTTGAAAGAGTTAGATATTCATACCTTTCTGCAAAAGAAAGTCCTTCTGAATATGGGGCTAAATGGAAACAGACTGTTAAAGAAGTTAGAGACCAATTCGATTCATTAGATGATTTTTCTAGAGAATTAAAAACTTACTTAAAGGAAAAAACTGCTTTTTCTAATGAAGCATACGACCCCAATTCTAGACAAGCGAAAGAGATTTATGATAGTGTTAAAGAACTTAGATTCAAGTCAGACAAAATTAGTGACCCGTTTTCTAAACAATTAGGAGATGATGTAATTAATATACTCTTAAAGGACGAATCTATTTTATTATCATTTATTCATTATGCGGTTCGTTCCCATACCAATACAATACCCGAAAAATCTTGGAAGGCACATGGGCTGAAACCGGATGAGATTACTCAAGGATATATGGGCTTAGATTTAGAACCTAAAGATGTGCCTATTTATATTATAGAACATTATGGTAGTTCAGATGAGAATACTGAAAGAATAGAAACTAAGTGTAAACAGGCATTCAAAAAATTAGAAGATATTTATTTAGAAAAATATGACGATGAGGATTGGGATGCCTTATTAGAATTAGATATATCTAAATCACAAGAACAGAAAGCGGAAATAGATTTTATTAAACCTAATAAACCAATGTATCGTATTTTCGAGATAGATGATTTGGATGATATTAAAGGGCTAACCGGAGAGTTTGTTGTTCAAGAAAAATATGATGGTATGAGAATACAGATACATAAGTTCAATGGTAAAGTTAAGATTTATTCTTTTAATGAAAAAGATATTACTTCTAAATGTCCCGAACAGGTAAAACATATGGAGAAAAAACAATTCGGGGATTGTATATTAGATGCTGAATTAATGTTATTTTTAGATGATGAACCCCTTCATAGAGCAGACACTATTACTCATGTGTTTCATAAGAAAACAAAAGGAACATTGAAGGCACACGTTTTTGATATTATGGTGCATGAAGGGAAAAATATAACTGATGACCCACTAAGAGAAAGAATTAATATTTTACTTTATCAATACTCACAACATTCTTCCGAACTCATGGCGTTTCCTTCTAAAAAAGATACTAGAATAGCAGATTCTAAAAAGGAAGTTGAAAACTATTCAAAGAATATTATGAAATTACCTGCGTCAGAAGGAGTAGTTATCAAGGATATTGAATCTACCTATTACATAGGAAATAGAAAAAATCCTAAGTGGGTTAAATGGAAAAAATTTGTTGACTTAGATGTAGTAGTATTAAACGACAGAAAGACAAAAAGTAATTTACATTCTTATACTATGGGAATCGGGCCAGTTACAGCCGAAGTTGCAAGGAACTATGCTACTGTTGATTATGAAGATAAGGCCTATTTAGAAGTTGGTAAGGCTCTTAATACAAAAATAAATGTTGACATAGGTACTATTGTTAGGGTTAAGGTCGATGAAGTAACTAAAAGGAACGATAAATTTAGCCTATATTCTGCCAAAGTAATAGAAATACCGGAAGTAACAGAATCAGATAATATCGCTACATTAGAAAAATTAGCATCTAAGAGTAAAAAATCATTATCAAGTGCAATTAATAGTTTAATTGGTACTGCTGTACCTGTCCCATTTAGAATTATGAGTGGGTTGGAATCTAATTTACTTAAACCTAAAAAAATTAAAAAGGGATATTACATTACAGATGATATACACGGTACTGCTGAAATTATATTAAAAGAAGATTTAGACGGCTTTACTATCTATGGTTTTGATGGCGATAATTTAATGGAGAAAAACGCTCTTTATAATATTGATTTGTGGAAAGAAGAAATAGCGAAATTAATAAAAAGTAACAGGTCTCAATTAAGAATAGCAATAAAGGATGAAATAGCAAATAGTCCAAATGAAAAATTAACATCAGAAGAAATAATTGAATTTGTGCAAACCAAGCACAATAAATCGTGGGCGGGTTGGATTAAACAAAATCCTAACAAATTAACAGGATGGTTAAAGCAACAAGATTCTGTTGAATTTTTAGATAAAGAAAATCCTCAAGTCTTTGTTGTTGATGAATCATTTATAGAAAAGGATAATGAAAATGATGAAGATAATGAAAATATTATTCAAAAAGAAGATTCGAGAAAAGGTAAATTTACTATAAATAGACAAGATGATGGTAATATTAATTTAATTATAGATTATAAAAAAAGCAGATTTGCTTGGTTGATAGATATAGAGGATACAGATGATATATACAACTTATTCGGCAAATCCGTAAAATACCCTGCTATCGTAGCAGAAAAAATAGATGCAGGTAAAATTATAGATAAGGGTGATATTATTTTAGGAATACAAAAAGACGGTTATCACGAATATAAATTAGAAGGAGATAAATTTGAAACTAGACTACATCTTAGAGTTGTTCCTATAAATGAGAAAAAAAGATGGGTAGCATGGACTGGAAAAAAACAAGTTATGTTAAAAGATAAAGATAGTATAGATATTTGGAATATTGAAGAAGATAAATATTCTAATTTAACACTTCCTAGTGAAAAATAGCGACTACTTAATATAGTAAAAGTAAAAAGACAAAGAAATAATGCTTATGCAACCTTCTCTTTTATTCAAAGCAGATAGAGAACATGAGTTTACTATTCTTAAATCCGATGATTTGATTATTGGTGGCTACGCTTCGATAGAAATAGTAGATAAACAAAATGATTTAATTACATTAAGTGCTTTAGATGATGCGGCAAAAAACTATATGTCTGAAAAGAAATATAGAAATGTTATGTCTAATCATTCTAATGTTCAGGTCGGAGAAGTCATAGAAAAGTATAGAGATACTAATGGAACTCTTCATAAAACAGGAGTAGATGACGTAGGTTTCTATGTTGTTATTAAATTAAGAGATGACATAGAAAAGGCAAAAGAAATTTCAAGGAGTATTAGAAAAGGAACGCTTCGTTCTTTTAGTATTGGAGGTCAGGCGATTTCTAAGAAACAAAAAACATCAGATGAGTTTGGTGAGTATAATGAGATAGACAGGTTAGAATTACATGAAGTAACTATCTGTGAAAAAGGGATTAATCCCGAAGCAAAATTCGACATTTTAAAAATGGAGGATAAAACAATGAGTGAAAAATTGGAGAAAGCACTCGAAGAGTTGAATGACTTGATGAAACAAGTTAACGGACTCGGAGAGGAAGGAAAATATGACGAAGTAACGAAGAATGCCAAATATAGTATGTCAACTAGGGATGATGAAGAAGAAGAAGAAGATGTTGAAACTATGATGTCTATGCGTAAGGATGATGAAGAAGAAGAGGAAGAAGCAAAATCTCTTGATGAAGATTCAACAAGAGACTACGAAGCAGGGGAACTTGTAGTTAGTGGTGGTAAACCAACTAGCGCACCTGCAACACTAAAGAGTAATGGGTTAGATGATTCGGACTTTAGTACTCTTAACCTAAGTGCAGACAATGTTGAGAAAGCATATGCACAATTCAAAGCAGAGCAGATGGAAAAAATTGCATACGATAATCTTTCTAAGCAATTTGAAGCAAGACTTTCAGAAGAACTTTCTGTTAAGAAATCAGCAGCAGAATCCGCATCATACGATGCTAGAACAGATGTAGCAGCACTAAAAGAAGAGTTTGCTCTACTACGAAAATCTCTATCAGAGAAAGACGCAACAATTCGCAAAAGCGTGGAAATGTCAATGGCATTACCGGAAGGAATACCTACAAGTTTAGAGGCAGCAGCCAATATGACTTGGGATGACGTACATTCTCTTGTGAGGGGAAATTAAGGAAGTGAAATTATGAGTGGATATATTAAAACAATGAAAGATTTAGAAGCAGCAACATACGGATATGGCGGAACAGGAAGCGGCAATGCCTTGCTTAAAGCAGGTGGAGTTGTAGGTGGTTTCGGTACTCCTCACGATACTAGTGCTAATGCATTTACGGGTGCAGCAGGTCTAGGTGATTTGTACAACCTACTATACGGACAGAAAGTTTGGTCTGTATTAAACCAAGAAGTAAACCCTCTAGCAATGCTTGCTAAGAGACCTTACACATCAAGCGGTTGGAGAGTTTTGAAATCACGACCTATTGGTGGTAGTGATGCAGCATTCGGTACAGGTACTAATGCAGTTACCGCTAGTATTTCATCAGCAGATGCAGCAACTCCTAGAGCAGACCAAATTGGTGGTGTCGGAGAAAACGCAACATTAGGTGGTGCAGACGGATTTAGAGCAATCGCTCCTGAATATACTAAACTATATGTTAGCCCTAAGACTATTGCACATCTATTCGAGTTCTCAGAACTAGGAATGGAAATGGCTGCAATTGATGATGGTGTTGGTGATATTCGTGCTATCGTTAGAGAAGACATGGGTAAACTACACGCAGAAGTTCAGAGCAAAATGTTAGTTATGCCTCTTGAGAAATACTCAGAAAACGGTACAACAGGTATTGAGAAGAACTACACTTCTTTAATGAAGATAGTTTCATCTGCGGTTGAACTTGCAACTATGGCTGATGATGACGTATTCTACCACAACCAAACAAATAACGGTACAGCAGCACAACTTGCTGATGCTACCACTATCTTTGGTTCAACTAGAACTGTTACTGTTAACACATCAGGCGGAAGTGGAGCATACACCTACACTGGTGTTCCATCTTTCCTAGATGCAGAAGTTGATTTTGGTGCAGGTTATACATCCGGTGAATGTAGAGTTCTAACACTAAGTATTCTTAATGATATGATTAGAAGAATCCGTACTAACGGCGGAAACCCTAAAGTTATCATTACAGGATATGATACCATACAGAAAATCTCTGATTTACTACAATCACAAGAGAGATTTATGGATAGGAAAGAAATTGTTCCTTCCCATAATGGTGTTCGTGGTGTTAAGGGTCAAGAAGTTGGTTTCAGAGTTGCAACATACTATGACATACCAATTATCCCTGCTAAAGATATGCCGTCAACAGGTAAGTCCACATCTAACAGAATTAGTGATATATTAGTTCTAGATACAGACCATCTATGGCTATCTGTAATGAAACCTACACAATACTTCGAAGATGGTATTACTAGTGGAAACCCATTCGGTGTTGGTAAACTTGGAAATCAAGGAATGTACCGCACTATGGGAGAAACTTGCTGTTCTTTCTTCAAGGGACAAGGTAAAATTACCAACCTAAAGAGTGCTTAAGGTATTCGATAGTAAGTGAAAACGTAAAGTAGTAGTCTCTACTCCGAAGTATCGGGGTAGGGATTACTACCCTATAAAAAAAAGGTTGATAATTATGGCTTTAGTAAAATTGAAAACACATAGAAATGGCGAACTAGTAATAAGAGGGGCAGGGGAAACACTGTATTCCATTAATGCAAATGCTCCTTGTGAAGTACCTGCAAGAATTGCAGCATTGTATTTAGGTGATGAAGCAATAGAAATTGACTTTACAGAAGATGATAAAAAGGATATTGCAAACTTACCTGAAAATAGAGTAAAGGCAATTCGTAGGCACTTAGGTGTTGAAGGAGATATTCTTGATATATTGTATCCTAAGAAGGCAAAAGTTCCTGTAAAGAAAAAGGTCGAAGCAGTTGTAGAAAAAGCAGTAGAGACCGTTACTGAAACTGTATTACCGAAAGAAGAAAACATAGTAGAAAAGAAACCTACTGCTAAGAAAACACCTGCAAAAAAGAAAACACCTGCAAAAAAAACCACAACTAAGAAGGAAGTGAAGTAATGGTTTCCGCAGGTAGTCCTGTAAAAACTGCAAGTGCAGTAGTAAATGATGGTAGATGCAAATTAACAAGTATTCATTTTTGTTCTACTGGAACTGCTACATTAAAAATATACGACCATAATACTACTAGTGTCGGTTCGGCAGATGAGGTTGCTAGATTAATTCTAACTGCTAATTCTACAATCGAATTTGATATGCACAATAGGTCAATGGGAACAGGAATAACAGCAATTCTAACTGGTTCAGGCGGTTCATACTCCTGTTCTTGGAGTTGATATTATGCCTAGTATTGATACAGATACAAGATTAGTAATGACTATACTTTTCGTTGGTGCTATTAGTGGCACTAACATTTATTTTTACACTATATATGGAATTGACTTTCCATACACCGGATTATCCCATGCAGTATTGTTTGGAATATGCACAGTAGGAGGGATAATGTTATTGAAAGCATTGTTTGATTTAATGTTAAATGATATTATAGAAGATTTTTTATTACAAAGAAAAATAGATGCTTATTGGAATAGGAAAGCAAGAGATGAAGAAAATCGTAAGAGAGTTAGAGAATCACTTAGGAGTTTTAATCAATCATTCGGACAGCCATTTTATGGGGACTCTAATCTTCCAGTAATGCAACAACCACAACAACAATTTGATGCGAATACTATTAGCCCAACATTTTTAACAGGCTTTAATGAGTAGGTGATTATATGGTAGGAGAAATCCTAATGGGATTCGATGAATCCACATTAGCCTATGATTTACAAAGAGCGCATTCTGCTGATATATGGTTCTTAAGAGCGAGGTTTTTTCTTTGGAGTGGGATTGCTTGTGTTACTAGTTTTTTTGTAGGTCATGCTATATCTTTATTTGGCTATAATTTATATTCTTCAACTTGGAACGGAATAGTTAATTTATTTCATCATTTGGTGTGATAAACAATGTCGGTAATGGCGGGCTTCGCTATTCTGTTAGTTGAGGGTATAAACAAAGTCTATCAGAGATTACATTCTATACCCTTTGGGGTATATGGTGCTAGTAAAGCAGGTAAAACTACATTACATCATCAACTAAGAACTAGAGGTGAAGTTCCATCTATTACAGATAGAACTGTCGGGCTTCATCGAGCATCTAGAAAATTTGTAAAATTAGACGGTGATGCTCATACTGTTAAAACTGCTGATGTTGGTGGTGAAACTGTATTTTGGCAAGAGTGGGTAGAAGATATGAGAACTCGAAAAGTTAAATATATTATTTTTATGTTAGATGATAGGCATATGGATAAACACTATGATATAGAACAACAATTATGTTGGACTTTTTTAGTAGATACTATTTGTAGTCCTTATTGGAATGTTGGTGGAAAAAAGAAAAAGAAAAAGTTACATGATTACCCCGTAGCAGTTGGTCTTTGGGCTAATAAACATGATTTGTGGAAAGACAAATATGATTATGAGACAATAGAAAAACATCCAATATTTGAATCCTTTAGAAATGGTATGCAGAAGTTAAATGATAAGGGAATACCTTGTTATAAATATATAGTAAGTGCTAAATCTGATTCAGAGATGGTTTATAGAGGAATCCTAACAATGATAAAGGACTACTAGTGGGGTATTATCACATGACAATGAATTATAGCCCACCAAATTTAATCGGCGCACAATCAGCCCATGTGGGGGCTAACCCATATTTAGATAGATTTAGTTCTGCTAGAGCAGCAGGTACAGTAATCATGTATGAATATAAAAACATAAAACCGAAAAAGAAATTAAAAGAAATAATTAAAGTTCTCATGCCTGAAAAAAAGACTTTCTTAAAGTTCCCATACAAATTTAAATACAATATTAAAGATAGATGTGTAGTATGTGGTTCTCAGAAAGTTTGGGAATCAGGCGATACAATGAGACCCCCTTTACCTTTACACAAAGTTAGAAAAGGTTATCCAATGAGAGGAACTTACTGCAATAAACACGCATCAATACATAAACAATACGAAATGTTAGAGCAACAAATATTAGCAGAAGAACACGGTCTTTCTTTTAGTGCATATATTCCATCTGCTAAAAGTTTGAACCCTGTTAATTTAGTAACATCAAGTCCAATGACAACATTAAAACAAGCCGATATGCAATCTCTTTCTGCTATGGGTTGGACTATTAAACCTCCCAATAATGCTATTGAAAATAAAGAAGAAGAATTATTTAGATTAATTATAGAAACTAATAATATTAATGAAAGAGTCAAAACTCTATTAACCGAAGGCGTTAACGTTGTCAATGTTGAAACAGTGGGGGAGTGATTAATGGGATTATTCGGAACTAGTAATGGAGCATTAGCAACACAAATCGGCGCACAGCAGCAAACCCAATTCAAAGCAATGAACAACCTTCTAACTTTACAGGAAAATCATGTAGAAGATTTCTTTCAATATCATGGGGAATCATTCTTACGTACACTAGAAAAATTAATTGAAGATACTGTTCAAAGAGCAGTCAGTCAAATGTTAGTTAAATTAGAATTTAGTCAGAGTTCTAGTGGAAATTTATCTATTACTCCTGATGCATTAACTGAGTTCACAAACATAACTCAGGAAAATATTGATTTAGATATACAGCAACTATTGGCTTCTGCTGTTAATAGTGAAGTTGTTATGCAAAGAAGAATGGCTAAACAACAATATCTTGAGGCGCAGGGATTCAGTTCTCCACAGCAACCGCAACCTCAAACTAATACTATGGGTGCTATGGGTAATATGGGTGGTATGAATCCTCAAGGATTAAACCCTAATCAAATACAAGGTGGTAACATGAGTACGAATTTTAACAATACTCTAAACCAACAACAAATGGCTATGAACAACGGTAGTGGTTATCCTATTCCTCCTAGTGGTTATGACAACATGAATAATCCTTATTGGATTGACCCGCAAACAGGTCAACCAACATATACTCCACCTCAAAGTGGTCTAGGTCTAGCGCAAGGATTGGGTAAAGCAGTTGCATGGGCTAAATGGCTTGCTTAAGGTGGTTTGATGAATGGCGACAAAAGGAGTATATATTAGTAATGAATTGGATAGAACCCAATTTGTAAGATATCTTTTGACCGAAGAACAAATAGAACTATTCAATACAAAAGATTTCTCTTCTTCTAATAAAAGAATAGAACAACTTTTTTATAAATTTGCCGCCGATATTTTTTATAAGTCAGAACCTTCACCTAACAGTTTGTTGAAAGAAGCCAATCTTTCTGTTAGAGGGTTGAGAAATGCAGATGAAGATGATTTCTCTAAGGATTATCCCGATGTAGAAGAAAGAAAACGTAAGCCAAAAGAGTTAGAAAATTTAATAAAACTAATTATGAAAAAAATAGGAAAAACAAAATTACATACTTTAATAGAAAAATTAGCCGCTAAAGGTTATTTTACAATATATAACGAGTCTAAAGAACAGAAGAAGAAAAAATTAACTTATGACGATTCAAAATATATTTTTACAGTAGCGTTATTAAATAGGGCTAAAGAATTAAATTTTTTAACTAGTCAATTTACAAATGAAAAAAGAGTAAAACAATTATTAGAAGAAACGTATGATAAACCTAAACTTACTAGTGAAGAATTAAAAGATATGAAAGATAAAATAAAAGAAAAAATACTAGACGATAAAGACGTTAAACGAGAATCTCTTTCTTCTGAATCTGAAAAAGATGATTTTGATAGAACACTAAACGAAGAAATCGAAGAAAGGTTTGAAGAACAATTAGCAACTTTAGAAGAAGTTGATAGTGAAGTGGGTAATTATGGTATTATAGATTCCTTTGATAAGGGGAAACCTATCTATATTCCTGAGTTGCTATTAGCAGATGGTGTTATTACTACTAATATACAAACAACGGGTAAGGGTAAAACAACAACTGAAAGTTCTATTGAAATTGTTATAGACACTAAAAAATATTTTAAATTAGCATTTAAAAAAGCCGGACTAGACGCAAATATATTAGGTGATAAATCTAAATATAATATACAAACTGTGCAAGAGGATACAACAAAAGAAAAATCAGACATATATCAAGAATGGCTTAAAAAAATAAGTAATAATAATGAAAAAATTACTTATCTAACAACGCTATTAGATACAACCGAAGAAGAAGAAGAAACGAACAATAGAATTAAAGAAATTTTTGGTGTTTCTAATTCAAAGTTTATTATAATGTTGCTTAAAGATTTGTCTGATGGAACAGACAATTTTGAGAAAAGAATACTAAGACAAAAAAGAGGAAAACGCGAGGGAGGTAGTTTTGAGGTTTCTGTTCTTAGAGAAATCTTAGATAATATAGACGATGTGTTAGCAGAAAAAACTAAAGATACTGACCAAGAAGATGAAGAAGATATAGAAAAACAACTTCTAAAAAGTGTTTTAAAAACTATAACTTTTTTAAAGAAAGAAGATTTTAGTGGACTTAAAGACTTTTTTGAACCTTCTTTTAGTAATGGGATTTTAGTATTAGAAAGAATATTTAGTGATTTAGACCAAAAGAATAATACTAATTCAATAGAAACACCCGCAGTTGAAAAGTATAACGTTTTATCCTCGTTAACTGGTAGTAATTATATTGGTATTACTAAGTCTCAGGCTTACGCAAAATTAAATTCTGAATATAATAAAATTAATGATAATAAAACTGTTGCTAAATTAATCACAGAAATAATCTCATCAAATAAAAAAATAAATAGTGCTTCAATGTATGATATTAAAACTGCTATTGAGAGTATATTAAGACCACAAAATCAAGAAATAATGATGGGAAAATATAGATTTACGTTAGCGTTTACTTCGAAGTCTGGTAAAGAGGCGTTAAAAAGTAAAGAAAAATTTGAAGAATATTTAAATTATGATAAAGATTATGGAATACAACTTGCTACTGCTACCACTGGTAAAAAACCCAATGAAAAAATGAAGAGATTGTTATATAATAAAGAAGAAATAATACATCCTGATATAAATACAATATATGATATGATAACGGACGATATTATACCTTTCCAAAATGAATTGCATAGAATATTACAAAAGGAAAGTTATTATTTTACTAAATCTCCTAGAGAAATAAAAGAGATAAGTAGTGATTCTGATTGGGATGATGCCGCTTTTAATATAACAACTTCTCTTTTTAATACATCGGGAAGAGGTCAATCTAACACTACACCCGAAAAAAGAATACGAACAATGATAAACGTGTCGTATAGAGATTTTAAAAATATGAATAATTTAATGAATGATATAACAATTAAGACAAAGAATGATAAAATTATTACGTCTCAGAATATTGAGGAATTGAGAAAGAGTAAAAACCAAGAAGATATTGATAATTTATTTTTATTGTATTCAAAATATATTTCAGGCCTGTCAAGTTTGGGTGTTCCCGTTGATTCAGATGAAATGAATATCGGGATTGAACAGGAAGTTGCAGAAGAAAATACAGAAAATGCAAAAGAAATTTTTGATGAATTTAAAGAAACAGAAGCATATAAGTGGTTTACAAGTGAAGAAATTAAAAGGTTGCTTCTTCCTCAAAACTCATATTCATACACACCAAAGCCCGATGAATATGTAACTGGACGTAATACTAGACAACAAACATTGGAAAAATCTATAAAAAAAGAAGAGTTTATGGAAACAGATATATTTCCTTCGTGGTTCGATGACGGCTATCAAGGGTATTACAAAAATATTTTAAGAGGAAATTTTCAATATAATAATGTTGATTTAGACATATTAAAAGATATGATTAAAAAAATAACAGAAGCATATGAAAATAAAGATAAGAATAAAGGTGAAGTGTTAAGAAAATATCAATTAAGTAAAATAACAAAAATGTTTGTTAAATCTGTTGAAGAAATAGAAAGTGTTGATGAAATTAAAAGTTTATTCTTTTGGTTAAAAAAAACTGATAGAGATAATTTAGTGGGTCTTTTCGAGAACTTTTTATTAAAATTAGAAGACTCTGAATTAACAGAATCGGGAACAAAAAAGATTGATAAAATAAAATTTGAATCATTCAAAAAGATATTAAATTTAGGAAGTTTATTGAGAGAAAATAGACAAGGTAAAAATAGTTATAATATGGTTAATATAGAAAGAAGTTTAACTCAATTATTTATAGAAGAAATACTACCAAATAAAAGGGGAATCCCTAAATTAGAAATAAAAAATAAAGATAACAAATTAATAGCAACTTTACCTAGAGGGATGATAGCAGGTTTAGGTAAGATAAAATACATTCCATTCATATCTTATAATTCTAAGACTAGTGAAGAATTAAAACTTTTATCTCCATTAAGCGCAATGTCGGGGGATGATGATATTGCAATTTCAGGTTTTGGTAGGGGAACGAATTTTGGTTCTTCAAGACCTAGTAAAGTAGGTTCTAAGAGTAGTAGTATGAATGATAATACTAGAATTTTATCCGCAACTAGTAAATACAAGTTAATGGTGGAGTGATTTAAATGGCGAAAGTTTCCTCCCCAAGTGATTTTACAAATATTGATGTAAACTATAATATTGGTTTCGGACATTATACTACGCATACAGATGTTTCTAATCTATTACAAATTGGTGCATTTACTGATTCGACTACTCCAACAAGACAAGAAATTGGAAAAATTATAAAGAGAGTAGAAGAAAAAATAGACGGCGGTATAGGACAATCATATCGTCCTATCATACATAAAGATGAATACTTTTCATTCGATGGATGGAATCAAGGGGCTTATCCTGTATCTACATGGAAAGACTATGTTGGTTTTGTGCAATTGTCTCAACCTAAAATTCGTAAGATAGTAAGGTTGGAAGTTTGGCAGGGTAATGAATACAAAGATTTGGCATCTGCTACTGCCAAAATAACAGTTCCAACTTCAGTAACAAATAGTGCTTGGAAAATATCCTTAACAGTAGGAACATATACATTTGAGTTAGACGAAGCAACAGATTTCTTTGATAATTTTGGGCCAAAAACTACTGCTAGTCAAATAGTGGATACTATTAATGAAGTGTTCCCTGCTAAAACAGCAAACTTTACGGGTGAAGTTGCGGCTAAATCTGTTACTGCAAATGGAAATCCTAATGTTAACATTTCAGATTTCTTTTATGCAACTACTGATTCAGAAGATAGTAAAACTGTAATTATATCTTCTTTGTTAATGGGTGAAGATGGTTCGGCTTGCACTATAACATCAAACTTCGGAACGGTGGCGACATTTACAGATAATCAAGACCAAAATAGAATGGGAGATTATTGGATGATAAATGATGAAGGAAAAATATTTTTTAGAAGAGAGTTTCCTTATGTTCAAAATCACTCTATTAGAGTTACATATGTAGCAGGTAATGGAAGAGTCCCTGCGGGAATACACGAAGCGGCAACGAAATTAGTAGCGGCAGAAATAATACGACATGATGATAATTCTATTATAATAGCAGAAACAGGTTCTAATATAGATTTGAAAACTAAACATGATATTTTAATTGAAGAAGCGAATAAAATTATTGCAGGTAAAAAGAATCTAATACATTTTATATCGTGATATTATGACAAACTATCAAGCATTTTTGACTGAAATGTTAAGAATACAAGTGGAACGTGATATTATATTGAAAGAAATGGAAGGGATTTTAGGGTTTGATATTAGTTTATCTGATGAAGAAATGCAAAAACACGCAATAGAACTTTTACAGAAAAAACTATTCGATGATTTGGAACGGGAAGCATATATGTTCTTAACAGGAAGAGAAAGAAGAGGGTAAATAATATGGATGAAGTGAGTTTTATTGTTAGATTACTTAATGATAATTGGGCTGCTACTGCTACAACTCTAACAAATAATGGTAGTATTGTAGCGAGTCATGCAGTAACACCTAAGTTTATTGATGTTAGGTCTATTGTTCCAAAGGAAGGAAGACGGGTTGATGTTGATTCTCAAGAGGTAGTTATTGTTTTTGAAGATAGTGCTACAACAAGTTATCCTACAATAGATTATGCTGTTAGAAATGAAACATTTAATTTTACTTTACACATAAGAGTTTTGCATAGACGAGATTTTCCAAACGCTACTTATTCTAGGGATAGATTGCAAGCATTGTATAGAATTGCACGATACATTTTAGAACATAACTCTCTACGTCCAACTGTTTATGTTGGTGGGGGAACTTCGGGAACAATAGAGGAAAGTGGAGAATTACTAAAGTTAACAAGCAGAAGCGAGGCTAATGATAGAGGTAAAAGACTATTAGGGTATAAGTTATCAGTGGAAATGAAACGGTTTGGTCGCAATACATAGGGTGGTTAAAAAATGGTAAGTAATGAAGTATTTGTAGGCGCAGGGACAATGGCTACGTTAGTGCCGGAAATGGATATGTATTTTGATGATATGGTAGTAACTTTTTCTAATGGTAACAACGTTGCAGTTTTAGAAAACACTGATATTGCTAGGTTTAAGTTATTAACAAATCTATATGTTGGTTGTAGAGCAAAAGTTACTGATACTTCTAGTGTAGTGTATCATGTGATGATTACATCGAATACTGAAACCAGTTTTACCTTTGATTCTGATGTATCGGATATTACTAGCGGTACTGAAACAGTACACGTTAAACTATTAGCATTTGGCGCACCTGTTATAGCACATTCAACTTCTAATCAAAAATTACTTTCTGATAATTGGTTAGGATTAGTTAATTCTTTTAGTCCACCAAGCGTTGATGTTGAAACAAAACAATTAGCATTAATGGGTGGAAACACAAGGAATCTATCTTTACAATATAGAGGTTCTGAAACTGTTAGTGGGGGTTCTTTGGATTTATCACTGAATAATGGTTCTTGGTTATATTATGCTTTAGGAAAAGTAACCGCTTTATCAAACAGTAATGGTTCTTCTGAGGCTTGGGATGGAAATACCACAGAAACCTTCATTTACAATAATGGGGGGGTTGGTATTTCGAGAGTAATATTGGATGGACTTGAATATCCTCCTCTTTCGACAACTAACGATACTGTTGAAGCGGTTCATGGCAATTTAACTAATTATGATGAAATTGCTAGTTCTGACGTTTTAACATATACATTCGGAGAAGCAAATGGTGCTTCACTTCCTTCTTTCGGGTTAGATGTGTCATATAGAAAAGCAGATGTGGCTGCAACCACTGCTGTTGATAATCTGACCCCTCATGAAAATATTTATTCTAGAATATTTACAGGATGTCAAGTTAACACTTTAACACTTAATTTTGAAGAAGGACAGGAACTAAAAAGTAATCTGTCTTTAGTTACTAGGAGAGCATATGATGTTGTTACTGATGGAACTACCGATTATATTCCACACAACGGAAAACTAAATCCTAGTGATTTAAAGAACTTTAGTGCTACTGCTTCTGATAATTACCCGTTCATGTTTTCAGATGGTGCTTTAACTGTATTCGGCCAAACCTTTGGAAGAGTTAAGTCGGGGTCTGTTACAATTAATAATAATATTACCC